GGGAATCTTTGTCGAGTTTTCCCACATTCCGAGGGTTTTCGTAGTGATCCATAACCTGTTCGCTATACGACACTTAGTCTTCTCCTTCTCGAAGGTTTAACTCTTTCAAGTATTCGCCTCCCTCTACTGTGGTTCCATTAAGTTCTTCCCACATTCTGATACATTTTCTTATTCCAAAACACATTACAGACTTAACATTACGAAAAGCAAATTCATCCAACTCTTTTACTTCCTCAAGTGTTAGGCGACTTAACTTCTTATCGTAGTTAAACTCAATAAACTCCTGTGAAATAAGTTCAAGTTTAGACTCTAAATGTCTCTCCTGAACTTTAAAAAGATCTGTATAGATCACCGTCCAATGTCCTTAATGTTATCTTTACCGATTACCATGTAACCACCCTTATTATAGGCAATCGCTACGGTATGGTTTCTACTTTCTTTCAGCTTATAAGAAGTGTCTGCTGGTGGCTTATACTTCGTCATCGGTGCTGAAGGGTAATACTTATCTTCCCTAGTATTCTTAAAGAAAGGTTCGGAAGCGGGGCGAAACACTGGTTCGGTCTTCCGAGTCCTTTTCACACTACGCTTCCTGCCAGAGTAAGAATAGTCAATACTTCCTGAAATTATCATAGTTTTCCCTCTTTTGAAATATAATTATACTGGCAAAGAGGATTTATGTCAAGAATTATTTTCCTGGTGTAGTGCTTTTAACACTTCAATCCACTGTTCTTCTGTAACTCCTGCGTGGTGTCCTGGAGGAACCACCTTTTTCCACTTCGGGAGTTCGCCTGACGGGGCTGTATTCACATACCCGTCAGACGTTATCTTGAGTTCCTCTCCTTCACGCCCACGTTCTTCGTTACCGTCTGCATTCAGTTCGGTTAACTCCTGCTGAAGCAGTCTATAGTTCGGATTCGACATGCGCAATTACCATATCAAAAGCTTCTTGTAAGTCATAAAGCTCTTCTTCTGCGGAAGGGTCAGTACCCTCATTGCAAACCTGTTCTAGTTTCATAGCGACCATTGTTCGCCGTTCAAACAACTCATCAGTAAAATCATCATTTACAGACATCTCACAAGCCTTGAAAAACTTACGCAGTTTATGTCGTACATCAGAGTCATTCTTACTGTCAAAGTCAAAAGAGATAGACTCATCATTATGGTCTCGATCTCTCATACTAAAATTAAAATTTCTCATAGCGCTACTCCTCGTTTTGCTAGTTCGTTTCGTGCCTTCGCACGAGTTTTCCTTTCACCCCGACGTAAATCAGAGTCAGATTTTGTGCACAGTTCTACAAGCTCTGAAGTTTTCACTCCCGCCATTGGGAATACTTTCTTCGTCTTTACTTTCGTAGCTCGATCCACAACAATTTCATTAGGCTTGAATTTTACTGACATTTTATATTTTTCCTTTGTTTCTTTTAAGATGTGCATATTATATGGGATAAAGCTTGTTGTGTCAATAACTTTATACCTGTTTGCCTGCTTCTAACTCTAAATCTATTAAGAGTTCCGCGTAGTGAATAACTTTTCGCAAGTCATCAATTCCACCTTTGTCACGCCAACGAGTGATATACTTCACGATACAACCTTCAGAGAAAGTAAGACCGTTTCTCTCCGCATACTCCGTAGGTTGAATAGCATACTTCTTATAGTGGTCTCCACCAACTTGTTTTTCCCACGCGCTCATACATTCCACTCCTTTTCTTCTTCGATAGACATTTGACACATTTGTATGTATTCTTTATCAGCTTCATCTAATATAGACCAAAACTTACTTACTTCGAGAGTAAGATCGTAGGCAGCTTCTTTATCCTCCAGATGTTGGTTGCTTTCCATTATCCCCTGAAGTTTGTCCATTCTGTGATTGATCTTCTGTTTCAGTCTCATAAGTAGTAGCCTTTTTATAATATAGAATTATTTCCTTTGTTTCTTTAAAGTATCTGCGCAACTCTTGCAGATTTTCGGACATTTTCTCGTACCCGTCTGGCGTCAGAGCAAATACTACAAATTGTCCATCAAGCATCTTTTCAATCTCTGCCCGTTTCTCCTGATAGTTTTCTTCTGTTATTACCCAAAAATTAACATCAAGCATATCTATTTCACGAGGTAGAGGTGGCTGATAGATACGAATAGGAACTGTCTCTATTTTAGTTACTACGACAGGTTCCGGTATTACATAAGGTGCTGGCATATCCTTACCACCAAACCAAGAACACCCACTAATAAGTAGTAATGATGCTATACTAATCGTTCGCATTTTCGACCTCCTTCGACTCTTCCTCTATTGTTCTAAAGATACTAGCCGTGGCTTTATTTACTCTTGTTTCGATTAATCCAGGCTTTGCTCTTGCGAGACGAGTAAGGTTGTGGTCTTTAAATACTTTCATGAACCTAGACTTCTCGGCTTGTAAAGAGGCTGTTACAGCAGTAAGTTCAGTTACCTGAGCTTGCTGTTCCTCTCTTCTAGCTTCTAGTTCTGCGACCTTCGTCGCATTGTTCTCGGCCGCTACCTGTAATACATTGTTGTTCTCTTTAAGAGTACGATTATTAGCTTCTAACTGAATAACCGCATTCTCTAACTTCGCAACAGTGACTTGGTGATACGCAAACGCACCACCAGCAGCTCCGACCACACCTAGAAGAAATATGACTTTAAGATACATTTTCTAGTCGTACCATGAGACGTTCCGCACGATTCGTCACTTGCTTATGCCAGCGAGAATCTCGTCCTTCGACGGCAGCCTTCGCCCAATCGCCTTCTTCTAGTGCAGCACAGAAGTTCTTAAACTTTGACAAACGAGGACGCCCCATATTGAACATCATGTTTACCACAATCTCTTGAACTTCTCCCGGAAAGTCATGCCATTTGGGGCCAAAAAGAACTTCGCACTCATCAATAGACGTATCCAAATCCTTTTCAAACGCTTCCCAAACTCGCTCTTCTGATACCGACGTACCCAAGGGCGAACCAAATTCCGAATCGCTCTCAATAACAAGATGACCAACACCAAAAGTAGCCAGGCCAAGATGGTCATTATAGATTTCATACTTGACACCTTCGTCCTCCTTTAGCTGGTTAAATACTTCTTCTCTGTTCATTTATACTCCATTTTTTAATGCTGGACCTTTCTATGTCTTCCCATTCCTTTGCTTCTATATCATAAGCAATTATTTTATCTGATTTGAGACTAACATTTACTTTAAATATAGTTTTCAAAGTATATGTTTTTGTAATCTCTTTTCCGCTATTTAAACTTTCATAAGTGATATTGACATTGCCGTTTCTCAATGCCTCAACAAGCTTCACAGCAATGTGCTAAGAGTCAACCCCATTATAGCACAAAAAACTATTATAAGAATAACTCCCGGGACTATAGTATTCATCATAGTCATTCCGTTATTTTGGTCTGCGAACTCAAGACGAGCCTTTTTTCTTCTATCATACATTGTTGTCACCTTCTTTTACAAATATGCCGTCTACCATCTTTCCTTTGCGATCTTTAATATCAATCCACGCAGTCTCTAGACAATCCATCATAGAGTATCCATTACGTTCCATAATATTAATAAGCACAACCATAATATCGCCAATGTCATCTTTCATGTCTCTGCCTTTGCACATATTGTCTGACAGTTCCCCACACTCTTGAATCAGCTTGCAGAACTGGTCTTTATCAGTACTGCCATCAATCAAATTGCGGTCTCTGTGCCAGATTCGTATGCGCTCTTGCATAACATCACTGTTTCCTCTTGACTCTCCATTCCAAACATCATTCATAAGTAAGGATTTCCTTGATACATTTCAGGGTGTTTGACAAGCATCATACTGCTTTGCCAGTTAGTATATAACAATCCAGCTAGAATTGCTACAGTTAAAATTGTATTTCTAATACGTTTCATGAGTCTCCCCAGACGTCTCCACCGTTTTGGCAGAGAATCTCTTTGCAGGCTACTGCAATTTCTGAACACTCTTTTTGAGTGCCGTTCCCACCTCGTAGGTCGCAGAAGTGCATCCACGAACGAAGTGTACCAGTCATATATAATCGAGAATGAGTGTTACCCTC